GGTGTATGAAGTTCCATACTGGATGGTTCGCCTGATACCGACCTCCCCCACGTCAACGACGATTTCGAGATCGGGTACTAAGTTCAAGTCAGACAACGAGCCGCCATTTCGGGTAGCACGAGACCGGTCCCCCGGGCGGTGTCCGGGGTATATGTACATCTATAATGAAATACAACACAGCACAACAAGAAAGCAAGTAACACCAAGCGGGCCCCTAAACTGCGAAAAAGTAATGTTTATTTGGTTTTATAGTTTAATAGCAGAGCAAGGGGCGTTAAAACATAGGTTAGAGAATTCCTACAGCACGTCCGACCAGGGCGCCAATACCGCTTGTACCCCGCTTAGCTGCGTTCTCAACCCCCTGGAAGGCCTTCAGCACGAATTTCTCGGCTGTTTTCTCTCCAGAGGATATCATTGTACGCCAGTGCGGGTTCTTAGCATCTGCAATGCGCAAGATATGCGGCATAACATTGACACCAGACTGGTGTGGTGGTTGTGAAGCCAAACCGCTGGCAGGTTCCGGGCGCCATTCAATATTCTTAATGAATTCAAATGAAAGGGCGCTCGCATCCGAGCCTTCGGTCAGTCCTCGCCACGCAAATCCAAACCATCTCGGGTTCTGGATTTTACCATCAGTACTCACTGTAGTGGGCGTACCAGAGCCACGTAACATCGGCGCGTCTGACTCATCATGGTATAGCTCACTCAAGTTTGGCTGATACACAGCAAACTTATGGTCAACAGTGGTCAGGCTAGTGCGTTGAGATTTAGGGTTGGCAGCAAACAGCTGGTTGACGGTGGGGCACACACTACCTGGCCCACCGTTCAACAAAGCATCTGTGGGCATGTTCTCGACATAACAAAACTGCCCAGCTGTATTCATCGTAGTCCCCAAATACGTCATACGTAAACACGCACTAATCAAGCGGAAATCCGCACAAGTGTCCCCTGCAACAAAGGCCGCAACGGGATCCGACAACTCACGAGTGGTTCCCGAGGACCCGCTGTAGTACCCAGTGCCATCTGTACCATAAGGCACAGTAGAATCATTTCTGGGCGCCGCAGTGGGGTCCAAAGACCAACCTATATAGAGGTTCTTGTCGGAATAGTTGGGGCACCACAGGATGAAACCACAAGTCGCACCAATCCCGGTAGACCCAACATAATCACTCTTAAACCTTCCACAAAACCCTTCAGCGGTACCGAATACACCAGCTTCCAACACGGAATTGCAAGGATCAAGCACCATGTCCGCGAACGAACCGTACTTAGTCCCAGCCCCACCGACGCTAAGACTGGCCATCTTTGCCACCAAGGACTTCCCTCCTCCACGTCCCCCTTGTTTCGCCCTCTGCTTACGCGCAGGCTTGGGTTTGGGGGTACCCGTTCGTTTACTCTTCGATGACTTCGGCATCTGAAATTCGGAAAAGAATGCGATATAATGGATTTATATCATTCGGAGGACCATAAGAGAGTCTCATACTTTTATAGGCAGTCTCCAGTCGTAGCTGATCAGAAGGTAAAACACCATACGCCCGCCAAAAGCTAATCCTAGCTTCAACGGTTGGTTCACAAACACAATGGTCCATTCCTTTAGCCATCCTAGCCAGACCGCCAAATCTCTCCTCCAAGGTCCCCACAAGATCTGTCGAACGTTTAATCATGAGGTAATACTCCTGCAGTACTGGTATGCCACCACACATTGATAAACCACATAAGGCTATAGCACCCAGTCTTTTCCTCCAGTTTTTCTCCCCAGGGTCCAATCTAGCAGCCAACAGATCACGCTCTATGCATTTGTACGGACTACGTACCATACGCCACACAGAGCCGTCATAGACTGGCTTGGCTTGACAAAAGTCAATTTCCTCAATAGATCGGGCCAATGATTCCACCTTAACGGTGAAACCAAAACGTCGACAATATCCAGG